TTTTTCTGGTTGGTTACATCAAGAATAGGGGAGCCAATTTTTCGAAGGTTTGAACACCTTTTTGCGCGATATCGACTAACCCATTGATTGTCATAGGCTCTTGCTCAATGAGAGATTCCACCTTACCTACATTCTTTTGAAGTGTAGTTGAAGTCGTGGGATTTACAACATTAGCAACAGAAGCCAAACCATTTGGATCTGACTGAGATTTTGTCTTCGAAGTAACAGATTGACCAATAAGTTCGACAACCTGAATCATCTCATACATAAAAGATGTATTAGCGGGTCCTCCTGTTATAGAGATACCAGAAGAGTGATTCAATTGATACTGACCCTGTAATTGGTTAACAGTCTGAAGGGCAATAATGCCAGCATTAACTATACCATCAGCTAGATATTCATAATCAGCCGTCCAAACAGGTTGCCAGGTAACTTGATGTTTTTTATTCGCTTGAATAGGTTGCTCTACAAAGGCAGGCAAAGCAGACAAAAGTTGAATAGTTTGACCATTCAAACTAGAGTGATCAGGCATCGAACATGAAATATAAGTTCCACTCATATTCATTAAAGGTCCGTTATACCACACTCTACCTCCAGCACATACAAGACGCATCTTGTATCCATTATTATCTTGAACAGGGGAGGAGGTGACCACCATTTGGGCACTTGTTATGTCGCTAGCATTATTAACCATAGCACAGCCAGTTCCAGGGACTAACGTAGTCCAGGAATCCACAACTGGAAAGGAGGTTCCATCTCCAGGATAAGCTGTATTAGTTATCAGTATAGGGCAATTGGTGTTATAAGTCGGGGAGTAATCATTAGGTAATCGCATAAAAGCGAACATTATAGCAGCTCCACCATTAGCACCAGTTTGAAAAGATCCTCGAGTCACTATAGATATCTTTCTAGAATCTATAGGAGGAAAAGCAGGAACACAAGGTAGTTCCATTTGAAGACACTCTTTAGAAACCTTTGCTCTCGGATGATAGCCATCAATCCCTATAAAGGGATCAATAAGCCATCGAGCATACAACTCAGCACAAGGACTAAGTCTAGTTCGTGTTGGTCCACGAGGAATACTCATAGGCAACTGAGAGTTCATATTGGGTCTTTCAGCCCAAGGATTTTTCTTTTCATTTCTTTTGTTAGGGAGGGGAACCCGTTTAGGCGTATCCACCTCCATCTTAACATCTTTGAGAATCTTCTTCTCAGCTTGTTTTATAGTTGAAGGAGGTCCCACTGTCTGAGCAGGACGTCTTCTTTGTCTATTATTATAAGTCTTTGGTTGACCATTTCCATAAGGGTTAAAGACTCCTTGCAACTGAATTACATGACCTAAGTGTCGAGGAAACTGTTGGTTTCCATTAGCATTAAAAGAACCAGGTCTAACAACTTTATTTTCACGAGGACAATCATCATTAGATGGAGTTTGATCTTTAATAAAATCTCTTACATAGGAAGGACGGTACATATCTCGAAGCAAGACATCGATACGCTTTACCTCGTCATCTTCTTTACACTTAGTTATGTCTCGAATATACTCATATCTAATCTCCAATTCACTAGGAGGAACAAAAGTAGAATCAATAAGATTTGTTGCTTGGGCTAACACGCTCGAAAAAGTATCAAGCTGAGTATCTCCAGTTTCACTTAAGACTAGATTCTCATATCCAGCAGTTCTCATCACACAAGTGACAGTTCCATCCGTATTAGAAGTATAAGTGGGTGGGAAAAACGATAAAGCAGATTGTTGTCCTTTCTTTATCATATGCTGATTTCCATAGGGGCTATACCCACCTTCTTTAAAACCACAAGACAATCTAGCAGTAGTTTGCGCTTCTGTTTCAGCCTCAATAAGTGGCAACATCTCCATCAAACTTTTACAAGTCTGTTCAAGATTCTTTCGGCATATAGTGTCCCACTCTAGGGGGTCTTGAGCACACACCATGAATCCTCGGGTACAAGCATTATTAAAAACACTGTGATCAGGAGTAAGAGCTACTGAATAACCCGAATCAGTATGCTTAATTTTACGAATCTGCCTCCATGAAGGAGCAGCACTTGGATAATTATAAGGTAGATTTTCTCGAAACATTTCTTTTCTTTCATTTTGTGAATCGTCAGCAGATTGTGTTTGCATCACAATCTTAACAATTGGCCCATCCGCCTCCAATGCCAATTGAAATCCACACTCATAGCCCATATACATAGTAATAATAGTCTGGGGACTTAACGCTCCTAAACAGACTATGGCCTTAATGGTTGGATGTCCAGCTCCGAACAAGCCAGAACTCGAATAATGCTGAAGAATTTTTATATAACATGAACGATACTCCTCCCAAACTTCCCGATGAGGGAAAAGCATGAGATACATCGAAAAACACAAAGAAAGAAATTGATAAGGTTGAGTCCTTTTATAAGTATAGAATAATGGAGACAAAAGACGATCCAAAGACCACTTAGGCAACCAACATCTATTTTCTTCAGAATAATAAAACTGAAATCCAAGAAAACTCAACTGAGAAACAGGAAGATTAAGTCCAATTCTGAACTCTTTCAAAACCAATCCATGAAACTCATAAAGACGATCAGTGACATATTTTTCGTCTAACATTAAGTCAAACTCAATAGAAATAGCAAACACATTATCGTCACCAAACAAAGCTACCACCTGCTCCCAAACAAGCTGAGGAGTAGGATACTTTCCGTATTTATCGTAATAAGCTGAAACCAGAACATCAGCAAACACTTCTTTAGCAGCTTCAATATTATGAGGGGTCGTGTCGCCAGCACCACTATTATTTCCCCTCTCTCTCATAACAACATCACCATTAGTCATAATCATAATAGAATGTATGACATTATCTTTAACCCACTCTGATAGCTTTATATAAGCATTTTTAAGCTCTTGGGAAAAATTGGCTGAATTAACAGCAACAACAAAG